GCGATTGCTTCCCGCGTTGCGGCGTCGGCCGGCCTGCGAAGCCGCTGCGGGCTCTTGATGTGGACAGCGCGGTGTGTCTCGACGTTGACCGCGTCCCATCCGCCATACCTGGACTCGCCGGTGATCCGCACCGGCACGACCCGGCCGCTGACCTTCGCCAGGTAGCGGCCACCGATGACGACCTCGTTCTTCTTCATGACTCGTCTCCTCGTGTTCAAGCGACCGTCGGCACCGTGCCGCAGTCAGCGCATCTCCAACTCGTGCCAAGCTTCGTCATCGCGCTGTCTTCGGCAAAGCCAGCGCCCGTCCCGGAAGAGGTAGATGTAGTCCGCCCACCGCTTCTGGACGTCCGCAAGGAACTCCGTCTCGGATGCGTAGGTCCGTCTGGCCGTGTCTTTGTCGCCCCGGTCGCGCCCGTAGGCCAGGCACCATTCCTGCGCTTCGAGGTTCTCGCCGTGCGTGGCGAACTTGTGCGCCCGGCCGAGTTGCGGGCCGAGGATGCTCAGGTCGCCCAGGTCGAGCAAGGCGGCCACCGCGTCGTCCGTGGCGTAGTGGCGGGTCAGGATCGGCGCGTGGTGTTGCGGGTTGCCGTCGAAGTGGCAGTAGATGGCCTCGATTCCGCTGTCCGTCTGCCTCGCAATCAAACTGCGTGTGCTCATGTTCTCACCTCCTTTCCGTCAGTTCACAGGAACCGTAACGACCTTGCCCTTGTGGTCGCAGAGATACGCGAAGGAGACCCCCGCAGTCTCCAGGCGCTCGGCGTCCTTCCGCGAGACGGCGGCCGGTTTGCTGTTGAGAAGGACGGCGGCCATGTCCCTCGCCGCCGTGTGGGTGATGGCCTCGCGGGCGGTCTTGAGATTGGTGACGCGAATGTTCATGCGTTCGTCTCCCTTCTACTCGGCACGCATCGCATCGAGGTGGTCCTCGATGAACCGCGACGCTTCGGTCTCGGACCATTCGTACCGCCCGATGAGCAGCGACCGCAGGACGTCCTTCATCGACTCGCGGACGCGGCCGAGGTCCCCGGCGTAGCCCCAGTCGTTCGGTTTCTCGGCGGCGCGTGCGGCGTGGTGGTCGAGCTCCATCTGGATGCAGTCCATCAGGACCGCGACGTCGCGCCGATGGTCGGCGTAGCGCTGGGCCGCCGTCTGCTCGAGCTGCCGTCTCACGCGGGCGGCCTCGATGTCTTTTCTCGATTCCGTCATGGTCATGTCCTCCTTTCCGTTTCAGCCGTGGAGCCCCAGGATGACGCAGGGCGTGTAGCCGAGGCGTCGGCACTCGGTGTTGATAGCCTTGCGGATGGGGCTGTTGGGCCGGTTCGCGTTGTAGATGCGGGCGAGCCGCTTCCAGCCGAGCTTCTCGATGCGGCGAGTGCCGTCCCGCCCACGTGCCACCAGCCACTCGTAGGTTTCCGGTCTCTTCGCATTCCGCTTCGCGGTCTTCATCGTCGAGCTCCTTCCGTTTCTGCGGCACGCACCGTCGCGTGCCATCTACCACGGATCAGGCCATGGTTTCGCGGACAAGCCAAGGCGAATCTGCGGGAAGGATGCGGAATTCCGCGTGTCGCATGTTGCGATGGGGTAAAGACTTATGTCGCGTAGCGAAGATTCCGCCATGATTCCGCCTCACCCGCCGCAAGGCTCCTCCGCACCCGGCGGCGCGGGGGCGCTGAGCCCGTCGGCGATGACGCTGGAGCAGGCGGCCCGCGTCCTGGCGGCCGTGGGCGCTCGGTACGCGACCGTCGAGAACATCCGCCGGGACATCGACGCTGGCGCGCCAGTAAACGCGGACGGGACGGTTAACCTCGTGAACTACGCCGCATGGCTGGCGAAGGAGATGGCTGCCCGTGGCGATTGACCCCCGCAACCTCAAGCCCGCCGACCTGGCGCGGCTGCTGAACTCGACGCCGCTCGGCACGGTCCTCGACGAGCGCCAGCTCTACCGCCACCGCATGCGGGCGGGGTTTCGCATTGGCGACGGGCGGCGGGTGGACCTGTTCCGCTACGTGGCGTGGCTGGTGGACCAGCGCCATGCGCCGAGGAAGGTCGTCGACCCCAGCGCGGAGTACGAGGCGCTCAAGGAACGCGCCGCCGCGCGGAACCGGGCGCTGTCGGAGGCCGGGCGCGACATCGGCGAGTTGCCCGCTGTTGTGGACCCACAGCGGAAGGCGGCGAGCGAGAGGGACTTTCGGTTCTTCTGCCAGGCGTACTTCCCGATGACGTTCTACCTGGGCTGGTCGCCCGACCACCTGAAGGTCATCGCACGCATCGAGCAGGCGGTGTTGCACGGGGGCCTGTTCGCGCTGGCCATGCCGCGCGGCAGCGGCAAGACCAGCATCGCCGAGTGCGCATGCCTGTGGGCCGTGCTCTATGGACACCGGGAGTTCGTCTGCCTCATCGGGGCATCGGAGGTGCACGCCGTTGAGATGCTCGACTCCATCAAGATGGAACTGGATGGCAACGACCTCCTGGAGGCCGACTTCCCCGAGGTCGTCCACCCCATCCGGTGCCTCGATGGCATCGCCAACCGCTGCTCGGGCCAGCTCTACAAGGGCGAGCGGACGCACATCGGCTGGACCGCCAACGAAGTCGTCCTCCCGACCATGCCCGGCTCGAAGGCCAGCGGGGCCATCATCAAGGTCGCCGGAATCACCGGCCGCATCCGGGGCATGAAGTACAAGCGGGCCGACGGGCAGACGGTGCGGCCGTCGCTGGTCGTCCTGGACGACCCGCAGACGGACGAGTCGGCGCGGAGCCTGTCGCAGTGCGCCACACGGGAGCGGATTCTGGCGGGCGCGGTGCTGGGGCTCGCGGGGCCGGGCAAGAAGATCAGCGGCATCATGCCCTGCACGGTCATCCGGCCCGGCGACATGGCCGACAGCATTCTCGACCGCGACAAGCACCCGGAGTGGAACGGCGAACGGACGCGGATGGTCTACACCTTCCCCACCAACGAGAAGCTCTGGGCGAAGTACGCCGAGGTGCGGGCCGATAGCCTTCGCGTCCACGGCGACATGCGCGAGGCGACGGCGTTCTACGAGGCCAACCGCGAGGCGCTCGACGAGGGCGCGGTGGTCGCCTGGCCGGAGCGCTATAACCACGACGAGGCATCCGCCGTCCAGCACGCCATGAACCTGAAGCTCCAGGACGAGGCCGCGTTCTTCGCCGAGTACCAGAACGAGCCGCTGCCGGAGAAGGGCGTGGAGGATGATGAACTCCTCACCGTCGATCAGGTCGCTCAGAAACTGAACAGCATGAAACGCGGCGAGGTGCCCCTCGGCGCGGACCACCTGACGATGTTCATCGACGTACAGGGTAAGCTCCTCTTCTGGCTGGTCGTGGCCTGGGCGGACGATTTCACGGGATACGTCCTCGACTACGGTTCGTACCCGGACCAGAAGCGCCGTTACTTCACGCTGCGGGACGCGACGCGAACGCTCCAACTTGCGGCTAAGGGCGCGGGGCTGGAAGGCGCGATCTACGCCGGGCTGGAGGCGGTGACGAACGACCTTCTGGGCCGGGAATGGCGGCGGGAGGACGGGGCGCACCTCAAGGTCGAGCGGTGCCTCATCGACGCCAACTGGGGCACGTCCACGGACGTGGTCTACCAGTTCTGCCGCCAGTCGCAGCACGCGGCGGTCCTTACGCCCAGCCACGGCCGGTTCGTGGGCGCGTCGAGCATCCCGTTCTCGGAGTACCGCCGCAAACGCGGGGACCGCGTGGGCCTCAACTGGCGCATTCCGAGCGTCCACGGCCGCCGGGCCATCCGCCATGTGCTCTTCGACTCGAACTACTGGAAGAGCTTCGTCCACGCTCGCCTGGCCGTGGCCATGGGCGACCGGGGGTGCTTATCGCTCTTCGGCCGAGACCCGGAAGTCCATCGCCTCCTGGCCGAGCACCTCACGAGCGAGTACCGCGTGAAGACCGAGGGCCGGGGGCGCGTGGTGGACGAGTGGAAACTGCGCCCCGAGGCCTCAGAGAACCACTGGTTCGATTGCCTCGTCGGCTGCGCCGTGGCGGCGTCGATGCAGGGCGTCGTGCTGCCCGGAACGGACGCGAAGGCCGCTGTGAAGCGCGAGCGCGTGAGACTATCCGAACTCCAGCGGAGCAAGCGATAGATGGACGAGCGCGGAGACACGACCGGGAAGCCGGAGAACCCGCCAATCGCAACGCCAGGGGCCGGGGCGGTGAGCCCTGCCTGTTCTCTGACCGGCATGGCGAATCGGCGCGGCCTGGAGTGTCCGCGCTGCGGGTGCCAACACTTCCACGTCCTCTACACCCGCGCCGCCATCGGTGGGCGAATCCTCCGCCGACGCGAGTGTCGCCACTGCGGGCGGAGGGTCACGACTTATGAGGCGGCATCCACCTGAACGGCATCACAGTCCGTACTTGCGCCCGAACTCGTCGATCCAATCTGCCTGCCGCCCGGAATCACCGATGTACCGCGCCAAGGACTGCATGCTCAAAGACGCGATCCGGCTACGCAGACCATCGGGAACAAACTGAATCAGGAACGGCATAAGACCGCCAGGATCATCGCCGGTTCCACAGTGAAACACGGGGCTGCGTTCGTCGTGGAGCAGAACGAATATCCCGCCATACTCCAGAGCGAAGAGAAGTTCCCTGAAAAACTGGTAGTTCAAGGCGAGGACGCATTGGCGCTCCCCCTTCATCAGTTCCGCGATCCCGTGTTTCTCGGCCAGCGTCCAGTACCGCCGTCCGATGTGATGAAGGTAGCAGCGCGTCTTCGCGGGCAATGGATTCTTCCCAGCACAATCGCCCATGTTCAGCACCGTGCAGCCGCCGAACTCGACTTCCATCATCTTGGACTCGATGAACACGAAGGGACGGCCTGATGAGTCGCGCAGGGCGATGTCGATAGACGTTGGCTGCCCCGAGTCCTCGTTGAAGACTTCGCGGTCTTCGAACTCGAATACCGCGTCTTCGAGTCGTCGCTTGCAAGGAACCCCGACCGAACGAAGCGCGGCCAGGAGCGGCGCGTAGTCATGGCGCACGATGAGCGGCCCGACCAGATTGAATGCCATCGCCTGACTGCTCAGACCGTGGTGCAGATACTTGTGAAGGGGGAAGGGCTTCCCTTCGCGCTCGCAGATAGCCTTGTGCCGCCTGATGTAATCCACCACTTCCGGGAGGATCAGGTTGCTGGGCCAGTCCTCCCACTTGTCCAGGATGAAGGCATACTTAGGATCGCGCGGCAGGGCTTTGCTGTCGAACCACTGCTTCGCCGTCTCCCGCATCATCCGCTGATAGGCGTAGTACCTGGGAAATGGCCATGATTGCGCCAGCTTCCTGCTGCTGGGGACGGTCACGTCGTCGTTCATGAAGTCTGAGACCTCATTCGGCATCTCGTCATGCCTTTCTGTGCTTTTGGACGTTCATCGCCTTCCACTGGAGCAGTGGGTGCAACCTGATGCGCTCGATCATGGCCGGGTCGGAGGTCAGCAGGGACGGCTCGATGTCGCCTTCATCCAGCAGTCGGTCCAGGAACACCTTCTCCTCTTTGGCCAGCGGGAGCACCTTCTTCAGCCCGTGGCGGCATTCCTTCAGCATCCGCTGAGCCCACTGCCGCTGTGTCCCGGCATCGGTGAAATATCCCTTGCGAATCACCGGGACGAGTTGATTCTCGACATCCTTGGCATCGAGGGCCACATCCGACGCTCGCACCTCCCGCCAGTCCCGCCGGTTCATCGCGCCGTAAAGGACAAAGCCAAGGCGCAGTCTGGCGTCGTCCAGATGGCTTTGGGTGAGAAGCAGATGTGCGTCGAAGAGGTCCCGGCTGGCGCTTCGGGCGAGCAAGGCGGCGAGCTTGCCCGCGGCCAGCTCGTGGATGTCCAGCACGGGGATTCCCGTCGTCCGGTAGGTGCCCAGGGGCCTTGAGTCGAGCGGCTCGACGGGCCAGAGCGGAACACGGAACATGAAGTTGAGGTCCAACTCCAGGTTGCCGCCTTCGCCCAGGGCGCTGTCGTAACGGAGCCGCCACTTCCCTCCGGCGTGGTCGCTCGGCACGCGGACCGTCTGCAGCCCCTCGCGGGCGCAGACTGCCTCCACGGCCTGCTCGACCTTGGGACGCTCGGCCATCATCGTCTCGCGGTCCGCCGCACCGATGTAGTTCAGGTCGATGTCCACCGAGAGACGCGGCAGGTCGAAGAGGAACAGGTTGAGCGCGGTGCCGCCCTTGAGCGCGAGCCGTCCCTTCAGGAACGGGTGCGACCGGAACCCATCCAGCAGATTCAGCAGATGGATGGCCTTCTCCAGCACCTCCGGGCGGAAGCCCGTGGTCTGGGCCTCCGCCTGCAGCCTTTGCCTGGAGATCTTCATCGTGTCTCCTCCCAGGAACGTTCGGCCACGGCGACGGGAACCACAAGGTTCCATTCGACCACGGACCGCCCGCGCCTGCGGCGGCTGCGCTCCATGTAGTGCGGCCGTTTAGGACGACGCTTCTTCAGGGGTTCGAGGTGCGCGTCCTCGACCATGAGCGCCTCGCGGTGCTGGTCGAGGAAGTATCCCACCTTGGCGATGGTTGTGGCGTTATCGAGGAGTAGCGCATATTCGACGACCACGGCCAAGTCGAAGAATTCAACCGACTCCAGAGACCGCCATATCTCTTCCCACCCTCCCCCGAGTTCGGGACGGTCCAGCACGTCCACCAGCGTCCGCTCGAGGCTGGTCACGCGAACGGCGACGCCCAGCCGGTCCTGGGTCTTGACGCCGAATCCTTCCTTACGCTTGGCGCGCAACAGGGCGGGAGGTCGGACGCCCTCGAATCGCCGAGAGCGAAACACCAGGGGCCGCGTGCCCCTCTTTGTCAGGTAGCGGAACCGCTCGAAGACCGAGTGGGCTTTGCCATGGGCTTCGAGGGCGGTGTGGTACGCGAGGACCGAGTCGTCGGTCAGCTTCGATGCCAGGAGATACGGGTCCACGGGGCACGTTTGGGGCGATGCGCCCAGCGGAACAGCCGCATAGAGTCCTCGCCGAACCAGAAGGACCCGGCCCTGCTTCCGGTGGTACGCCAAGGTGGCCTTGAGCGTCCACGGGTTGGCCCTTTTCCCGGCAGCCCTGGACAACTCGTCCAGAGTGAACACCGGATGCGATGCCAGGAATTCCTCGAAACGCATGGCCAATCTCCTTGTTGACGTTATCGGTCAGAACGGCTAATAAGTTTAGCCTTTGCGCCGGTCAGTGTCAAGTCTCTGGCGGTCGGATTTGACAGAAACGAGCGCAAAGGCTATGGCTCTTACCCCTTGTGCTCGCCAACGTCAAGTCGCTGGGTGTGGTGTCGGGGCTGCTTCAGGCAGCATGGTTATCCGCTGGGCAGTCGGTCCCAGCAGCGGCCCCTTTGCCTTCTCGCGGCGAGAATCTCTCGCTCTGACCTTCTACCCGTAGAACCTCCCCGCCGAAATCCCTTCCCCCGTCCGTCATCTCGCCCCTGCGCCGGGTAAGTATCGCAGTAGGCGACAAGGTTCGTGTCCCGCTCCGCAGGGCTCGAAGGGCCTTTTGTCTTACAGAGGAAAGTGCATGGCCGAGGACCTCGACAACACCATCCGCGAGAACGCCGCCGGTCCCAAGCGGGCCGCGGGCGATTCCGGCTCCGTGGAGCAGCACAGCCTCACCGAGCAGATCGAGGCGGACCGGTATCTGGCCTCCAAGGAGGCGGCGAAGTCCAAGGGCCTCGGCATCCGCGTGACCAAGCTCGTGCCGCCGGGGGCGTCCTGATGATCGCAAGCGCGACCCAGAAGAGACCGATTGCCCTGAGCCGCCTGCGGGCAGTGCCCGTCAGGCGTGTGCGGGGACGGTTCGATTCGGCTGCGACGACCGAGGACAACCGCCGCCATTGGGCCAACGCCGATGCCCTCTCGGCCGACGCTGCCGCTTCGGCGGCCGTCCGGCGGACGCTCCGCAACCGCGCCCGCTACGAGGTGGCCAACAACTCCTACGCGCGGGGCATCGTGCTGACGCTGGCCAACGACGCCATCGGCACCGGGCCTCGCCTCCAGATGCTCACCGACAGCGACGAGGCGAACGACGAGGTCGAGCACGAGTTCGACCGCTGGGCCCGCGAGATCGCCCTGGCCGAGAAGCTCCGCACCATGCGGATGGCCCGGGCGCAGGACGGAGAGGCCTTCGCCATCCTGGTCAACAACACTGTCCTCGATCACCCGGTGAAACTCGACCTGCGGCTCATCGAG